TCCTACTGTAGGTGTAATACATGAGAATCATTTTGTTGTTGGTGGTGCTCCCACTGCTAAGAACAAAATATTTTTTAGTGCTACGCTTGATCCAGAATCATTTAGTGGAACAGGTTCAGGAAGCATACAGCTAACAGATGCTATTGTAGGGTTAGCAAGCTTTCGTAGCGACTTAATTATTTTTTGTAAAAACAGTATTTTTAAACTAATTAATATTAGTGATAGTAGTAATATTGCAATTGTACCTATTACTCAAAATGTTGGTTGTTTAGACGGTAATAGTATTCAGGAAATAGGTGGTGATCTTTTATTTTTAAGTCCTGATGGTATTCGTACTGTAGCAGGTACAGCCAGGATTGGTGACGTAGAGTTAAGCTCTGTTAGTAGACAGATACAAAAACTAACCACGATTATTGCTAATGGTATAAATAATTTTGTAATTACTAGCGGTACACTACGTAGTAAATCGCAGTATCGTTTATTTTATACTAATACAAGTCAAAGCTCTTCAGTATCAAAAGGAATTATAGGGACGCTTACACCTAATGGCTTTGAGTGGTCTGAAACTAAAGGAATACAAGCTACTGGTTTTGCTACAGGGCTAGATAAAGATGGTGTAGAGCAGTTATATCATGGAGATAATGGAGGCTATGTTTATAACCATGATACAGGAAATATTTTTAATCCTGCAGGAAGTGCCTCTAATGTTGAAGCACAATACTATACACCTGATTTAGACTTTGGTGATATTGGCACAAGAAAAACTATTAAGTACATTAAAATATCAGTAACTCCTGAAGGAACCATTCAACCAGAGTTAAATGTAAAATATGATTTTGAAAGCGCAACAACTCCTCAACCTCCTGTTTATACGTTAGATAGCATACCTTTACCTGCTACTTTTGGTTCTGCTGTGTTTGGAGTTGCTGAGTTTGGCGCAGCAGAGAATCCATTAGTAAGACAAGCAGTAGAAGGAACAGGTAATACTGTAGCACTTAGAATTAAAAGTGATGATCAGAACTCTCCTTACTCAGTTAATGGGTTTTACATCGACTATATGCCAGCAGGTAGGAAATAAAATAAATGGCTTACTCATATACAAGACAAAGTACAATCTCTGATGGGGATACGATTACAGCAGCATTATTTAATAATGAATACAACCAATTATTAAATGCTTTTGCTTACTCTTCTAGTGATGCGTCTGCTACAGGACATAGGCATGATGGTTCTGCAGCACAAGGCGGTAACATTGGTAAAATTGGTGATCTTGATTTTTTAAATAAAGTTGAGGTTGATAGCAGTAATAATCGTTGGGGATTCTATGTAGAAGTATCCTCAAGTGCTGTAGAGCAAGTAAGAATACAAGATGGAGCAATTGTACCTGTTACAGATAATGATATTGATTTAGGTACAAGTTCACTAGAGTTTAAAGATGTATATATTGATGGTACTGCTTATTTAGATGCTATTAACTTTAATGGTACAGCAATTACTTCTACTGCAGCAGAATTAAACATTTTAGATGGTGTTACCTCTACTGCTGCAGAACTTAATATTCTAGATGGTGTAACTTCAACTGCTGCTGAATTAAACATCATGGATGGTGATACTTCTGCTACTTCTACCACTCTAGCAGATGCTGATCGTGTTGTTGTAAATGACAATGGCACAATGAAGCAAGTAGCCCTTACAGACTTTGAAACTTATTTTGAGTCTGCATTAGATACAGGCACTAATATTACAACTGTTGGTGCTTTAAACGCAGGATCTATTACTTCTGGCTTTGGTGCTATTGATATAGGTTCTTCTAACTTAACAGCTACAGGTACTATTTCATTAGGGGCTACATCATTTAATGATAATAATATTACTAATGTAGGTTCTATTCAGTTAGATAGTATCGCAGGAGATGCAGATACTAATACTTCTATTACTTTTAGTGGTTCTGATGTCATTACTATGGCAACAGGAGGAACAACTGCTTTAACACTAGATGCATCACAGAATGCAGTAGTAGGGGCTAATCTGACTGTCACTGGTGATCTTACTATTTCAGGTGATGATTTAGTAATGGGAACTAACACAGCAGGGCATATATTAGTTGCGGATGGTACTAATTTTAATCCTACTGCAGTTGGAGATCTTTCTGAAATATCTACAGTTGCTAATGACGATGTATTACTGGCAGTAGATACCTCTGGAGGTGGTTTAAAGAAAGTAACTCGAAGCACCTTAGTATCAGGATTAGCAACTTCTTCAGGTCTTTCTAATGTAGTTGAAGATACTACACCTCAGTTAGGTGGTGATCTTGATGTTGATGGAAATGCTTTAGTTTCTACTTCTAATGGAAATATTGCACTAACGCCTAATGGTACAGGTGTAGTAAGAATAGATGGAAA